TACTACATTCAATTCATTGATAAGTATAAGGGGATTGCAGCATGGCATAAGAACTTAGGTGAGGAGGCAATGCGCTTCAATAAGATTACTAACGTATCAGGCAGGCAGTATGCTTTCCCTGACATATCTCGTAGGTCAAACGGGAGTGTAACACACTTCACTATGATCAAGAACTATCCAGTGCAGGGCTTTGCAACAGGTGATGTTGTACCTGTCGTGCTTAATGAGATGTACAGGCGTCTTGAGCCTATGCAATCCTGTCTGGTAAATACTGTACATGACTCAACAGTTATTGATATACACCCTGATGAAGTAGATCAGGTATTAGGTATGGTAAATGATATGAATGAGGGCTTGACTGATCTAGTTGAGTCAGTGTATGGAGTAAGAATGAATGTACCACTATTATTAGAAGCTAAAATCGGGCCAAACTGGCTTGACACAGTGGATGTATGAGGTATAACTAGGTACTCTTTGACTCTATTAAAAGGATATAGAAATGAGCAATGAACTACAAATCGCAGCAGATCGTGGACAGTCTATGGCTGAGCTTATGGGTGTGTCTTCCGCACCAGCACAGCAGGCTACACCATCTATCGCACGTGTCGGTATGATCCACCAGCCTATCATGGGTGAGGTTGAGTTTAACGGTAAGACAATCAAGACAGAGGTTGTACCAATCGGTGCTTTCACTCTAGTCCAGGGTGAGGATAAGGTATACAGCAATGGTATTACCCTACGTATATTTGCTCAACGTAATCAGTGGCAGCGCTGGAACAGTGAGACAGAGGAGATGGAGAAGTCTATCATGTCTAACTCACTCAACGGTGACATGAAGGATAGCGTTGGTGGGTTTAACTTGGGGCGTCCTACTGGATACATTGAAGACTTCCAGTCACTACCTGAGGCTACCAAACAGATCATGCGTACAGTCAAGCGTGTCAAGGTATTCTTTGCCACAGTCACACTAGACAACCCTATCAATGACAAGGGTGAGCCTGTGACAGGTAACTTTACTGATGTGCCTGTGGTCATGGATGTTAAGAACCGTGACTCACTCAAGAGTATTGATGCTGTACTGAATGGCTTGAACCGTAAGAATCTCTTACCTATCATGTCTACCATTAAAATGATGGGTGTAGAGGATAGTATTCCTACAGGTGCTAAGTTTGGTAGGATTGAAGCCAAGCTAGGTAGCAGCGTTGATCTGTCTGACAGTGACAATGATACACTAAAAGACTTCATTGATCTTGTTGAGTACATGAATGGCAAGGTGCTGGATCTACATAATGAGCGTAGCAATAAGGGTATGTCTGCCTCTGATGAGGCTATGGTTAATGACATTCTCAACAACGACTTCATTGAGGTGGAATAATGAATCATCCAGCAGAACTAATGGTCTTTAACTTCTTACAGAAGGCCATGGCTGGTGAAGCAACAATGACGGAGGCGGTAACCAAACAGGTTGCCGCTGACGTTGAGGCAGCTATGGACAAGCAGTTCAACTCAGGCCCACGTGATAACTTCCGACTGCGTATGTCTAACATTGGTAAGCCTAAGTGCCAGCTATGGTTTGAGAAGAATGATCCAGAGGGTAAGACGCCCTTCCCGCCACACTTCCTAATGAATATGATCCTTGGTGATATTGTTGAGGCTGTGTTCAAGGGACTGCTACGTGCAGCAGGGGTAGACTTCAAAGACAATGACAAGGTTGTACTTAACCTGCCTAACGGTCAGAAGATCAAGGGTGAGTATGACATGGAGTTGGATGGGCGTATTGATGATGTTAAGTCTGCATCACCTTGGTCATACGATAACAAGTTTGCATCCTTTGAGACACTCTCTCAGGGTGACAGCTTTGGATATGTGGCACAGCTTGTGGGCTACGCAGAGGCCGCTGGAAAGGATGTAGGTGGCTGGTGGGCAGTGAACAAGGCTAATGGTCACTTCAAGTACGTAGACGCCTCTGAGGTGGACAGGGAAGCCGTGCTGGCTGACATCCAAGCCTTAGCTGATTACATAGATAACGATGAACCGTTTGAGCGTTGCTATGAACCAGTAGAAGAGACATTCTACCGTAAGAAGACAGGCAACTGGGTACTACCATCATCATGTAAGTTCTGTAGCTTCAAGCACAAGTGCCACACTAGCCTGCAGCCACGGCCTAGCATCCCTAGTAAGTCTAAGAACCCACAAGAGGTAGACTATACTTACATTGCACCTGAGTACTTAGATGGCTAGAAGACATAACTCTCGCTTGTATCGCAGTGGTCTTGAAGTTGAGGCTGCTGCGTACCTCAAGGACAGGCAGAAGATCGTAGCCTATGAAAAGCTAAAGATAGAATGGGAGGATCTAAAGTATCGTACTTACACACCTGACTTTGAATTAGACAATGGTATCATAATAGAAATGAAGGGGTTGTTTTCTTCTGCAGATAGACGTAAACATATAGAGATACAACGTCAGCACCCTACACTAGATATTCGTTTTGTATTTAGTAATGCTAACTCAAAGCTTTACAAGGGCGCTAGAAGTAGGTATTGCGATTGGTGTGATCAGAAGGGTTTCCAATGGGCACACCGTGTGATACCTGAGCAGTGGCTGAAAGAAAAGGGCAAGCGTATGAAAGAGCAACGTGTCAAAGTAAAGAGGAGAGAATAATGAGCTATGAGATAAAACCTGGTGATATAGCTATTATATTATCTCCTGTAATTGAGGAAGGTGAGTGGACTGGTAACATCAAAACAGGAATGGTGTTTGGTTCCGCTGGTTCTGAGGATGGTATGAGTGCAGCTTTAGATGAAGCGCTTACCATGTCTGCAGCACAGAAATACCTAGAGCTTTACCCTGATGCGTGGGAAGACTTTGTTGATTTAAGAGCAGATATAATGCAAGCCATGTTTCCTGATCAATACGCAGAGGCAGAAGAAGAGTTGGAAGCAGATAAAACCGTTGAAGTAGAAGGTAATGTCTACAGGCTAGGCCGCTGGACAAAGACAGAGGGGAATGCATGAAGAAGTTTAGTATAACCTTTGTTGCTAAGATAGATGACAGTAATAACATACTATCTGCATACGAAGATAATCATGAACAAGACATTCATGACTTGATTACAGATGTTATCTATGACATAGATGATATTGAAATAGAAAACTTAAACGTGAGAGAGAGACAATGATTACTCAGGAAGACATAGACGCATTCGCTGCAATGGCAGACGTTAATACTCAGGATTATTCATACTGGGTTGAAGGTAAGATCGTCACAGAAGGCGAGACACGCTTAGTTGAGAACACACTAGGCTTAGTAGGTGAAGCAGGTGAGGTAGCAGAGAAGATCAAGAAGAAGCTACGTGATTCTACAAAAGTCTCACCAGATGAAATAGTCAAAGAGTTAGGTGATGTAGTGTTCTACGTTACTGCCCTAGCCAATTACTTTAACAGTGACCTAACAGAAGTACTGCAGGCTAACATGGACAAACTAAACAGCCGTGCAAGACGGGGTGTTATTAGAGGATCAGGAGACAATAGATGAGCAACGAATTACCAACAGATTACCAAGCATTCATCCACAAGTCGCGGTACGCAAAATACTTCGACGGTAAAGGACGTGAGTCATATAGTGAAACAGTATCACGCTACATGAATAATGTAGTAGCTAAAGCAGTAGGGGGTGTAAAGAACAGCCTAATCAAAGACCTTGAGCAAGCTATCCTTGGACAAGAGATCATGCCATCTATGAGGGCAATGATGACAGCAGGCCCAGCGCTTGATCGTGACAACACTGCAGGCTACAACTGTAGTTACTTACCCGTAGATGACCCTAAGTCCTTCGATGAGGCTATGTACATTCTCCTCTGCGGGACTGGAGTTGGATTCTCCGTTGAGCGCCAGTTCATCAGCAAGCTCCCAGAAGTGCCTGAGTTGTTCGAGAGTGAGTCTATCGTTGTCGTTAAGGACAGTAAGGAAGGCTGGGCTAAGGGGTTCCGTCAAGTTCTTGCGCTCCTTTGGGCGGGTGAAATACCTAAGTGGGATGTGTCTCAGGTACGCCCTGCAGGTGCAAGGCTTAAAACGTTTGGCGGTAGAGCATCAGGCCCAGCGCCTCTTATAGAATTGTTTAACTTTGCTGTATCTACATTCAAGGCTGCACAGGGACGCAAGCTATCATCTATGGAATGTCACGACTTGATGTGCTTTATTGGTCAGATCGTTGTCGTGGGTGGGGTGAGGCGTTCAGCTATGATCTCATTGTCTAATCTTAGTGATGATCGTATGCGATATGCTAAGTCAGGTCAATGGTGGGAGACTGCAGGACACCGTGCCTTGGCTAATAATTCTGTATCATACAGTGAGAAGCCAGACATGGAAACATTCATGCGTGAGTGGTTGTCTCTGGTTGAGTCTAAGTCTGGTGAGCGTGGCATCTTTAATCGTGAAGCATCCAAGAAGCAAGCAGCTAAGTTTGGTAGGCGTGATCCTAACTATGATTTTGGTACAAACCCATGTTCTGAGATAATTTTACGTCCGTATCAATTTTGTAACTTAACGGAGTGTGTTGTACGTGCTACAGATACCATTGATGATCTTGAACGTAAGGTACGCCTAGCTACAATCTTGGGTACAATTCAGTCTACCATGATTAAGTTTCCCTACTTACGTAAGGTATGGCAGAAGAACACAGCAGAAGAGAGGTTGCTTGGCGTGTCTATGACAGGCATCATGGACAACCCTTTAATGACACATGAAAACAGAGGATTGGAGAAGACACTTGAGCATTTACGATCCATCGCTGTGGCTACTAACGCTGAGTGGGCTGAGTTGCTTGGCATCCCTGTCAGTGCTGCTATCAGCTGCGTGAAACCATCGGGAACAGTATCACAACTGGTTGATTCTGCTAGTGGAATACATGCTCGTCACAGCCCCTATTATATTCGTACTGTGCGTGGTGACAATAAAGATCCTCTGACACAGTTCATGATTGATCAGGAAATTCCTAATGAGCCTTGCGTTATGAAGCCTGACTCTACTGTGGTGTTCAGCTTTCCTGTAAAGTCTCCCAGTGGTGCAGTTACACGTAACGACATGACAGCAGTAGAGCAGCTTGAGTTGTGGCTGACGTATCAACGCTCATGGTGTGAGCATAAGCCTAGCGTTACTATCTCTGTACGGGATGCTGAGTGGATGGCTGTGGGTGCATTTGTTTATGAACACTTCGATGAGATGTCAGGTGTATCATTTCTGCCACACTCAGATCATACTTATCAGCAAGCACCTTATCAGGATTGCACCCAAGAGGAGTATGAAGAAATGCTTGCCAAGATGCCAACTAATATTAATTGGGAGCTACTTAATGAGTACGAGAGTGAAGACAACACAGTATCTATGCAGACGATGGCTTGCTCTGGGGATAGCTGTGAGATAGTAGATCTGGTATGAGCTATGTAGTAATAAGCACAGACAAGTGTGAGTTTTGCGCTAAGGCAAGGGACTTGTTACGAGAAAAACGGGTAGGCTTCACGGCCTACTCACTTAATTCACCAAGTAGTAAATGGCTATTGACACTACTTAAACAAGCAGGTATGAATACCGTACCACAAATCTGGGACAACGAAGGTAATCATATAGGTGGTTATACAGAGTTAGCCCGCCATCTTAAAGGGAAGTAAAAAAATGGAAGCACTATTTATATTCGCAGTAACAATGTTCATCTCATTGGGGGTTACTCAGGAGATTGTAATACCAGCAGGTGAGTACGTTATTGAGAAAGGCAGTGAAGCTTACGATGCAGGTAAAGAACTAATTACTGGCACAGAAACAGAGTAAGATATAAGGCTCAGCGTTACGGCGCTGGGCTTTTCTTTAATGTAGGAGTATGTAATGAGCACATGTAATACTTGTGGGGTAACATTGTCAGACAATAATTGGCAACCCTCTTGGCGTAGTATGGGTAGGACACAGTGTAAAGATTGCTGTAATCCTAACCGCCTGATTAAAAACCCTACACGCATGTATGTTAATGGCAAGTACGTATCACGTAAACATCCTTTTTACAAACCTGGTAGATACAAGACGTTTAATGATGCAGCCTTTGAGGGTACGTATAAGTTAGATAGTATTAAAGAGGGCTACGTCTATGTCATAACAAACAAAGCATGGCTTGGCTGGGTTAAGATAGGTATGGCTATTGACGCAGAGGATCGTTTAAACGGGTATCAAACAAGCAGCCCTATGCGTGACTTTGTGTTGGAGCACTGCGTTGCATCTAATGACAGGCGTAAGTCAGAGAGAGAGGCTCATACTAGGGCATTAGCTTTGGCTACTGACTCCAAGGGTGAGTGGTTTAAACTCTCAGTAGAACAAGCAATAACAATACTGGATAATCTAGATGAACAACATCGAACCGTTATCAAAGCCGACACGCACGAGAAGGAAGACAACCTACAAGGGAGCCTCTTCTAAGCCTACCTCTGGTATCACCCCTAAGACGGTCAATCAGGGTAAGCTAATTAAAGCTATTAAATCTAGTAAGCAGGTGCTAATACTTGGCCCTGCTGGTACAGGTAAGACTTATGTTACAGCTACATGTGCAGCAGATCTATATACTACCAAAGAGATTGACAGGATTGTTATCACACGTCCTCACGTAGCTGTGGGTAAGGACATTGGCTTTCTGCCAGGAACTCTAGAAGAGAAAGCACAGCCGTGGGCGTTGCCTGTATTGGACGTACTGATTAAACACTTAGGGCGTGGCGCTGTTGATACAGGTGTAAAGAATGGTAACATTGAAGTAGCTACACTGGCGTTGATGCGTGGGCGTAGCTTTGACAATGCGTTCATTATCGTAGATGAAGCACAGAACATCGACATACCAGAGATCAAGATGTTGTTGACACGTGTAGGTGAAGGTAGTACTATTGTACTCAATGGTGACATTCAGCAGTCTGACTTGAAGGGTACGTCTGGTCTAGCTAAGATCATACACCTAGCTAAGAAGTATATGCTTGATGTACCAGTAGTAGAGTTTGGCATTGATGACATTGTGCGTAGTGGTATCTGCGCTGAGTGGGTCAAAGTGTTTATGAAGGAAGGTCTGTGAAGTTAGAACAAGAAGCGAAAGCACACGTAGAAGGTAGGCGCATTAAGTTTTATGATGAGTTAGCTATTCATATATCAGATCTTGAGTTACATATACACAAGACTCTCTGGCAAAGTGCAGAAAGAGACAAAGCACTAGAGCACTTAACTGCATGTCAGCTATGGGCAAAACACTGTGCTAAACGACATGGTATAAGATAAAGAAAAGGGGAGCTTAATTGCTCCCCTCTCTCATTTATAACTTAGCTGATTCATCGTAGATCTCTTTGAGATATTCAGCGTATTCTATGAATAAGTCTATCTCAGCGAAGTTGTAGTCCTCTAGTGAGCCTGTTACACCATGCTGCTGTTTCATTATCTTAGCAGCCTCACGGCGTATCTCTTTACTACCGCCAGCCCTACCAGCCTTACTCGCTAAGCGTAAGCGCATATTGTCTGCGCCACCATAGCCTTCTTCCATCAAGCCTCTGATCTCTTTCTTGGCATCCTTCATGACTTGCTTAAGCATACGGCGGCGTCCTGTTAGGTTCGCTTCCTTAAACATGGGGCTATTGATAAGCTGCTGAGTCTTACGCTCTAGTGCTGGTGCAAGCATACCATTGAGTGCCTTGTCATAGGCTGGTAGTTTGCTGCGCTCATTAGCTTCCCAAGGAAACATCTCAGCCATAGAGTATGCCTTCTCAGATGCTGTGCGTCCTGGCTTTACCGTGATACCAAAGATACGAGCAAAGGGATTGGCATCATAGATCTCACCCTCACGAGTAGCAATGCGTAGCTCCTCACCTGTGATAGTATCTGTCTTATCAATGAAAGCCTCAAGGATATTGTCTATGTACTTTGTAGCAGACTGGCTTAACATGTTAACACCTTCTGCCTGACGTACATCCTTTGCTGTATCTGTACCCATAGCGAAGCCAACAATCTTATTGACTGCATCTAATGGACGTGTAGCACCTGCTAGTAAGTTACCCGCCACCTTGTAACCCGCCTCAAGGGATGCACCACGTGCGCCCTCATCAGCATTAAACATTACATCTAGGATATTGTTAATGTCGTTACCAAACTGCACATCACGTGCAAGCTGACCTACAGCAACCTGTGTACCTAGCTCTTGGAGAAGTTCTCTTGGTACTTCCTCACCATTACGCTTCATGTTAAAGATGCGTCCTGCTGCTAAGAACAAAGAGAAGGGGAAGGTGTTACGGGCATCTATGATAGTGCCACCACCTACTTCAATCTCATTGTAGGCTAAGCCCTTCTCACGGCGCTCTGTGTCATACTCAGCTGCTGCATAGATAGCTGCAGTACCTACAGTCATACGAGCAAAGGCTTCACGCTCTGTAAGGTCTGTACCTTCCTTCTTTATAGTACGCTTCATGAACTTACCAAGCTGTTCAGGTGCAGCCAAAGGAGACCACTGATATGCTGTAGCAAGTACGTTGTTAAAGAAGCGTCCAAACGGAAGGATAGTACCTAAGCCAGGTGTGTTAGAAAACTTCTCTGCAAGACCAGCTGTTGTTTCAAGCAACTCACGTCCTACACCCTCTTGGTTCTTGGTGTAGTCCTTAGAGAACACAGACCGTAGCGTACCATCAAGTGCAGCACCCAGTGCATTCTCATCAATAGGAGCACCTGATAAAAGAGCTTCCTTGAGGGTAGTATTCTTCTCAACACGCAGGTACTTATCAAGCTCAGTCATAAACATCTGAGACTTAGTAAAGCTATCCTGTACACGTACACCTGTGATCTGGTTAGCTGCTGTAGTAACAGCCTCTACGTTTCTGAACACCTTACTGTTAGGGTCAATACCATAACGCTTAGATGTACCCTCAACACCACCAGATAATGTCTCAAACAAGATCTTCTGAATATCACTATTCTTATCCAAGAACTTCATGTACTCATCGTGAGTAGTGAATGGATCTAACAGATTACGGATCTTCTGTCCCTGTATAGCAGTCAATGCCCTTGCTTGTCGGAA